GAATCTTCTGCTTCTTGTAAACTATTCTTATTTACTTCAATTTGTGCTTGAAACATTAAATTCTGCTTGACAACTTCCATAAAATTGCCAAGCAAAACTTCTACATAAGCATTTTGTAATCTCACATCCATAATAAAATCCTTTCATTATAATTTAGAATGTTCCACCATTTAGGTGTGCAAAAGTTGGTGCTCCAGATGAGTTAATTTGTAATAAGTGACCTTCGGTCGGTGAAGTCAAAGCAGACAATGCACCAGTTGTTGATGATGTATCAGAAACAATAACACCCTTAATTGAGAATGAAGATGCTCCTGAACCACCTCTTGCAATACCTAATGTACCAGAAACAACTGCGCTTGTATCAATATTGATTGCAGTATTGCTTACACCAGAAACACGGCCTAATGCATCAGTTGTAACAACAGGAACATAAGATGCTGAACCATAAGTTCCTGCTGTGCCCGTATTTGCTAATGTCTTGATTGCAGTACCATCATAGAATACTGCCGCACCAGTTGTGTAAGAATCGTTGTTTGTACCGCCTCTTGCAATTGATACTTTGCCAGATACAATATTAGATGCATCAATTTGAATTGCACTATTTGTAATAGCTGACACACGACCATATGCATCCGTGGTAACAATTAATGTATTAGATGCTGAACCATATGCTCCTGCAGTGCCTGTATTAGCAAGTACTTTTAATGAGTTTGTTCCATCACCAACTAGAATACTACCAGTCGCAAATGTGCCTGCGCCAGTACCACCGTCAACAACACCAATAGTATTAGCAAGAGCGGAAATCATACCGCCAGTTAAGTTGGCTCTCAAGGTAGCAGTATTAGCAGCCGTTACTGAACCTGTAGCAAGAACGTTTGATGTTGGATCAGTATTTAAATTTTTGAACAAGAAGAAGTCATTACCAGTTCCTGCTCTACGAACAAGACCGTGATGAGTTACTTCTGTGCCTGTATTTGCTTTGCCATAGAAACCAATATCTAGAACATCGCTTACTGTGTTATTTGCGCCTAGTCTAATTAAAGAGTCTGCTGTTGATATTGTTGTAGTATCCACTGTTGTGGTATTACCAGCAACAAACAAACTTCCTGTTAATGACAAGTCGCCGGAGATAAATTGATTTCCAGAATTTCTAAGAACAGTATTATCAACATTAACAAGTACTGTATTGTTTGCATCAACAGCATTGGTACTGATACCGCCGTTTAGACTGCCCTTGATTGTTAGTGTATCGGAGATTAGAGATAATGTTCCTGGAGCCGCACCAACATCGCCCGAGAAGTTTAGTGTAGAAGAAATCGGAACGTTAGCCGCGTATGTTACACGACCTTTTGTGTCTACAGAAATTACTGCGGCATTTGTTGCACCACCATAATTTCCAGCAGCCACACCAGAGTTGGAAAGAACTAATGGAATATTAGCGTTTACTGTGCCATTAACTGAAACGATACCTGTTGCATCACCAGAAACACCAATATCTCTAGCGGTAAACCACTTATCTGCGCTTGTAGCATTGCCATAAATGCTACCTACAACATTAGCTGTAATGTAATTGAATGATGCATTACCTGTGGTATCTCGCTTAACAAGAACGTTTGCTGTCGCGGCTGAGGCTGCGGCATCAATTTTATCGGTATATGCTTTACCACCAATGGCTACAACGCCGGTTCCATCATCAATCCAAAGAGTGCTTGATACGTTGGAATATGCTGGTTCCGCTACATTGAGTGTAGGCGGTTTGTTGGTTATGCTGGAATATTTTAGTTGAATTACTGTATTTGCCATTATCGTTCCTTAATTGTGGAATCTTCTTATTATTCTATTTATGAATTTGGTAAGTCAAAAAAACCCACCATTTATTCTAGGAACTTGCACACTTACATTTCCAAGTTGCTGATTTTCAAATTTTCCTGTGCTGGAGACATATGTAATAATGTCGCCTTCCTCCGCTTGGTCAATAGCAGTATCAAACAATTCAACTAAACCAACATTAGGTTTAGGTGTAAACTTTGGATCTGCAATTGTTGTTCTTTGATTTGGACGAACAGCAACTTTACCAATCACTCCTGGAGTATTGATTCTAGCTGTAACCATAATTACCTCGTAACTGAAGGTAGAACCGTCACAATTCCTTCAACAACTCTTGTTACTACAGATGTTGGAGATGTAATAATTACATCATAAACATATCGGCCTGGTGTTAATGCCGCAGTATTAGCCGCCGACACATTAAGAGTTACTTCACCATTTGCTGTGCCAGTTACTGTGGATGTAATTGTTGTTGCACTTGTTGAATAGTATGATTTACGCATCATGGAGTTTGCAGTATAACCATAAAGATTAATTGCGGCTCCAGCTGTATCTTCAACATTAATTGTAGTGTTGAATGTTGCGCCTTGTTCTATAACGATTTCTGAAAATGCGGCCATCTTATTTCTTCTTTAATTCGTCAACTTCATCTTTCAAATCTTTGAATGATTTAATCAATTCTTTAATAGATTCAATCAATAAAGGAACAAGTTTATCATAATGTACAGTTAAATATTGGTCATCTATTGGAGCAGAAACAACAACTTCAGGAAGAACTGCTTGAATTTCTTGAGCGGATACACCAACTTCTCTTTTTAATTCATATCCTAAATCTTGCGCTATTTCATTGGGCTCATAATAGAATCCCGAAATGGCTGCAATTTTAATAAGAGCATTTTCAATATTACCCAATCTCGTTTTTAATCTATCATCAGAGTAACCAGCAGTTATGGAGCCAGTTGCACGAATGTCTCCTGTTCCTGCCGCGGCTGGAGTGCCAACACCAAGAGAAGTCATTTGATAAGCTGTGTTGGTAATTGTTCCTGATGGTCCTGTTGCCCCTTGAGCACCTTGGGCTCCCTGAGCGCCTTGTGCCCCGGTTGGTCCTGTTGGTCCCGTTGGTCCTGTTGGTCCAGCGGGACCCTGTGCGCCTTGAGGTCCTGTTGGTCCTGGACCGCCATTTGATCCTGCTGGTCCTGTTGGTCCTTGTGCGCCTTGTGCGCCTTGTGCGCCAGTAGGTCCTTGAGGTCCTGTTGGTCCTTGTGCGCCTTGTGCGCCAGTGGGTCCTTGAGGTCCCGTTGGTCCTTGGGCTCCTTGAGCGCCTTGTGGTCCCTGTGGTCCTGTTGGTCCTGTTGGTCCTTGAGCGCCCAAATTGCCTGCTCTAGAATATTGAACCATAACGAGGTCGCCACTACTAAATGTTCCTGCGCCAGAAACATAAGTCAAACCAACTTTATAGTAACCAGAGGCTGCTGTTGATGATGCAATAGCAAAAACTGCAAATTTTGTAGTTGATGCACCAAACACGGAAAATCTTAGGTGACCTTTTACAGTATTGGTTGAATCGCCATATGTGGACAATATTCCTGTAATTGTTTGTGCATATGTGTCCAAATTATCCATGTATGCAAAAGTTGCTGATGCAATCGTTGCATTATTAAATTTAATATTACCATTACCTGGATCAGAATCATCAACAGCAGTAGCAAAGTTTTGTGCGACAACAACCGCGGCACCAGAATTCAAAACATTTGCTGTAACTTGTGTATTGACATATCTAACGACACTTGTATTAGCAACATCAACATAATTTCCCATGTTGGTATTAGCAACATCAACATAATTTTTTAAATTAGTATTTGCGTTATCAACATAGTTCTTCATTAACCATGAAGATGCAAAATCATTATTACTTACCGTTGAAGTGCTTATGGTAATTAGATTTGCAGTAAGTATTTTAGAATACGTTGTGGTAGCATCCGAGTTGAATATGTCTCGGATTTGCCAGTTATTAGCAGAGGCACTCCAACGAATATATGCATTTGCGTCTGAATTTGAAAGACCATTATGACCAGAAACACCACCAATTGTATTTCCTCTCCAGACGCCAAAATATCCAGCGCCAGTAGTTGTTACTGGCGCTGCCGTGCTTATAGTTAAAATATCCGCATCATAAACAATACTACCATTTAGTATGAAGTTTCCATCTACTGTTAAAGAACCACCAATTGTTGCATCGCCGCTGCCGGTTATTTCAAAAGATGATGCTGTTAATGTACCAACATCAGTCTTACCGGATACTAAAGACCCAGCATACACCATACCTTGAGTATTTACATTTCCTGCAATAACATTACCGCTGATGTTAGCGGAAGTAGTTGCGCTTGTTATTCTTAAACTGTCTGCCACAACTGAACCAGAAGCGACTAAGTGGGCAACATTTGCGTTTGCTGTTATTCTTGCATTATCAGCTACAACGGATGTTGAATTTAAATTGCCTGTAGTTGTGTTATTGGTTATTCTAGCGCCGTAGGATACAACGGAATTAGCCGCTATAATGTGTTCTACGGTTACATTATTACTAAAACGACCATTGTCAGCAACAACAGAATTTGCTGTTGTTAAATTACCAACTGCTGTATTTCCAATAACAGTTAAAGTTGTGCCAACATAACCACTATTTGCTACACCTAAATATCCTGCGTTTGCTGTACCAATAACAACTACGTTTGAATTTACTGTTACATTATTTGCTACAATAGTGTTTTTAATAACAACACTGCCGTTAGAAATTATATTATTTGCAACATAAAGTGCCGTTGCGCTACCGTAGATATAAACTGTATTTCCAACAGAAAGATTGCCCGATTGAGCTACTTCTGATCCTAAAACAATATCTTTACCGACCGTAAGTTGAGTGCCAATTAGAGCATTATTTGAAACTTGAAGCGGAGTTCCTTGAGCGGTAATGGATAAAACTGCGGTACATGCAATATTAAGAGAACCAGCATACTTATCATAATTTCCGGTTTCTATTTTATTAAGTTCGCCGGCAGATTGATTCGTCTGAATGCGCCATTCATCAATCGTATTTGTTCGTGTAATGTTATTAATTGACATTATTCTTTACTCTGTTTCAACAATGCGTTTAGTAGGGACTTAATTTCCTTCATATCCGAAGACAATTCTTCCACTTGATTCTTCAAGTTATTTATCTCGTTATTTTTGCCATTCATCCTATCAGCAAGTTTTTTCCTTGCTTCATTTTCAATCAATGCATTCCGCCCCGTCATCAACAGGGCGTTTGTGCCAGTATCTTTAATAAAATTGGTACCTTCAACTTTCACAAGCATGATTACTCTGCTGGAGTTGCGATGATACGCAAATCCTTAACACTTGGTACAATTGCTGGATCACTGGATGTCAATACGACTTTGATAGCAAAAGTCTTAAACGAATCATATGTTACACCATTTATTCCGGCATATGTAATTGCATTTGTTGTGGCTGATGGGCGAAACTCATATTCGCGGAATGTTTCGTTATCAGGCGATGATGTTACAGTAGGATTAATACACACCATTTTTTGATATGGTCTATCTTTAAATGGAGTTGCATCACTATCTGATAACACTTTATAGAATACCGAAACTTCCGAAGATCCAGGTTTGTTTGCGCCAAGGAATACACGTAAATCACCAGCATCATACCCATCAGCCAATTTAACCGGCTTGGTAATGTACCGTGCTTGACATGGACCACCAGAAGAATCATATTCGCTATTCAATACAATTGTTGCTGGAGTTGTTGGATGTGTATAGTAAGAAATTTCAAAGTCATCCAAATAACCAGAACCTGGCGATGTTACATAAACTGCAATAACATTACCATTTGCGTCAACAGTCACGTTAGCATTTGCTCCTGTGCCGGATGAACTTGTGATTGTAATTACGTTTGCATTACTATATCCTCTACCAGGATTTATAATTGTAAAATCTTCAGAATTGATTTCTGCATTATCAACGTAGTTTTCCCATATATTTACAGAAGCGGCTTCCATTGAGAATATTGGAGAAACTGCATCGCTTGTTGTAGTCATTTCCAATTTCAATGTAAAATCATTCGCATTGAACATTTTCTTTCTACGATATCCAACTTGATACAAATCATCATTAGAGAAGTTGTATGTTTGTCCCGAAGACAATGTTCTGAATGATGATTCTTTTGTTCCTGAAATCGTAGTCGTTGTGATGCTATGCGTCAAAGATGTAACTTTTGCATCTGGTATAATTGGTTTTGTAAGCAATCTTAATTTGTCATAGTTTGTGCTAGTTGGCAATGCTTGATTTCTCAAGTAATATGTCGCAGTACTATTCGGTGTGAAAACACAACGATTTAATCTAAACATCAAGTCTTCATTAATAAACGGAGTCCATTCTGCGGTATTCTGTGATTTATACAAAGTGCCCATGTATGGTTGTTTATCCACATACTCATTATTGGTAGTTGTTCCACCCTTTTCAGCTTCCCAAACAATATAATCTTGAGTATCAGCTAAAACAATTAACGCATATTGACCAGGTTTTAAATATACTGGGAAACTAAATTCAAAATTCGTAGATGTGCTTGAATCAGTAACACTTGGCGTTTCCGATATATTAATTTGTGATGGATATTTTGTTACCACGGATTCTGGATACCAGTAATCTGAAGATGGAAATCCATTTACAGTTGGGCGAACTTGTAGTGTCACTGGCAAATTGCCATCATCTTTTGCTTTAAAGAATAAATCAACACTACTTAAAAACAAACCTTGTGGATACACAGTTGGGTCAACAAAGAATGTTTGAGCAAGAGGATCGGTTCCTCCTACAACAAATGTTGATAATAATTCTTGTCCAGCGGCTACTGAACCAACTAGTCTATCGGAAGTTTGTATGCCAACAATTCTTCTATCAACATCAACATTTAATACCGTATCAACAAGAGTTGTTTTGTTTACAGTTAAACCAGTTGCATTGTATGTTTTGTCGGAGAATGAAATTGAATCTGCATCATATGTATTATTAAAAGATTCAGTAACACGGAAGTTTCTTTCACCTGAACGGAATGTTGCTTTTGGCATATAGAATGCACCACCAGCTTGTCCAAGTTTGTTAGACATATTTGTGCCAAAACTATAAACATATGTTCCACCAACATAAGCAGTTGCTCCACTTACTGTAGCAACCTTTGTGCTGGTATCGTATGCTGTTACGGTGAATTGTGCTCCAACTCCTTCAAATGATGAAGTTGAACGAATAATAGTAATCGTATTTCCAACTATGCTGTAAGCTGGCGCATCAGAAGCAAGAGTGATAGTTGTAGCTGTAACACCTCTTGTTACACCGGAACGATGGTCAGTCACGGAACTTACTGTATAGTATTTACCGCTATCCAAACCATAAACATATTTACTAGAAAGTGGCTTACCAGTTTCATTAATAATAGAGACATTGGCTGAACCGGGCTCACTCACAACAACAAATCCAGCATCAAAAGAATTTCCACCAGATAACAGACTTACTAAGTTTGCGGTCAAGTCTGCAATAGTATTTGCTGTGAGAATTGATTCACCCGAAATCAAAGTTGTATTAGCATTCAATGTAACTTTGTTTGGCACTACAATGTATTTGTTAACATCGGTATTATCAAAGAAAGAATACATTACTGTTGAAGGTCTCATTCCATCAGAAGCAAAAAGAATTTGCTTTGACTTCATGTATGGTTGAATAGCTAAGTCTGTAACAAAAGTTCCTACATCCACTTGTGATGTTGAAGTTGTAATTTGTTTTTGATTTAGTTCTGCGCCCTTGGTCAAATAAGTGTTATCATTAACGGCCGCATAAACACCAAAAGTTCTTCCTCCCAAACCAACCGTGGTTTGTTTTGTATAATCAGTTTCTTTGAGTGTTTTATACCACTTACTATCGGCGATTTGTGCAAAAGGACTATTTCTATCATCAGCCCATTGTTTATTGTTGTCTGCGACATACTTAAATGCATCATTGATAAAGTTGAAAGCATTATCAATACCCTGTGTTGAGTTTAAAGTAACTCTTGCTGTAGAACCAGTATCAACATCTCCAGTAAATTCTGGGAACAATTTTGTTTTGCCTTTGAAGTTAGCAAAAGTTGCATCAGCAATAGCTAATGATTTTGTTGCATAAGGTTGTTTTGCAAATTCAGTCGTGCTATAAGAAAGCATTAACGCTTTTTTAGTACCAGCACCGACAATTTTTGTTGCGCCAGTGCTTAATGATGTATTAGCTTCCAATGCAACAGTTCTCATTAGAGAAGCTGGATATAATCTTCCCGCATCAATCAAGTTTCTATTATCATAATCCACGTCCGAGAATGTGGCTTGTGAATCTTTTGATGTAAAGTTATCAACAAGAATACCATATTTTGAACGCTCTAGACCATTGTTATCCAGAATTTTTGTTGAGGCTGCATCCTTTTCCAATGTTGTCAATGCAACATAGTACTCTAGTCCACGAATTCTATCCTCAAATGCTTGAATGTCACTCATCGTATATCTGCGGTGATTCTTAAAGTCTGCGCGGATATCCTTAACACTTTCGGTATATGCTGGAATATACAAAGTATAAATCAACATATCTTTTTTATCAACTGGAGGAGGAACTGGAACAACGGCTGATTGTCCCTTTAGTACTCCAATTTCTCTAGAAGATTTAACTACAACTTGGTCAATTCTCGGCAAGAAATAATCATAATCCATTGTGATATTTTCCAATGGCTCAGGATTCAATGCTCCAGACAACGATGTTCCACCCACAGCTTTGTATGGTCTAAAGTCAAATGCGCCTCTTAAAGAAATAAGTTTTTTATCTTCTATATTATCAAACTTGGAAATATCTGAATAAGAAATATTTGAACCTTTTGAGTACGAATCAACATCAAATAATCCTGCAAATACGGACAAGTTTTTGAAGTACCTATATTGTACAAATACTTTTCCTACAGGCGCAGAATATCCACGTTTCAATTTAATTGTTGCGTGGTCATAATGAGTTTTACGTTGACCATTATCAAACTCATAGTATGATGTAATATCATTAGATGAACTTGTCAACATAGCAGAGGTAACATTTGATCCTGTGTTTCTAGAATCATAGATGCCAATGATTTCATACACATCAGGAACTTGCAAGCTAACTACTTTTCCTGGTGTTCTTAAATCTGTTAACACAGCGCCGCTATCAAAGTTGGTTGCGCCGATACTTTTGAATACCGCACCACCTGAAAAATATGTTACTTCGCCGGATGTATTTGCTGAATATAGAACAGTTGTTCCTTCAGTTCCAGCAGTATTCATTTCATAAGGAATCAATGAATGTAAATCTGTTCCGCCTGTAATTGGTACTAATTGTTTACGCTTTGTGACACCAGTTGAACCATCTTCTGCGTTATTGATTTTTGTAGTTACAAGCAAATCAACTTTAATCGCTTCGGCAGCTTTCAAATCAACTTCAAATGATGATGTTGAAACTGAGGTAATTGTGAAGTTATTATTTGATAAGCTAATTGCTGTATTAGGAACAATACCATATTGAACATTACTCGCACTATCTGAACGAACAAAACAAATCATGTTATTCAGAATCAATGAATCCGAAATTGTTCCTGATCCAGTTGAGAATGAAAAAGTGTCTGAGCCTGAAGCGGTTACAGTAAATTTACCACCAGATGTTGTACCCGTATATTTCTTTCTTACTTGAAAATCCATATTGCTAATTGTATTAGCTTTAATCGCCTCATATGGAGTTTCAAAAACAAGACTTGTTCTCACGGGTTCACTAATAGAAACAAATCCTGTAGTTGAATCTTTTGAGTCTGTATCAACGTTGCCCGCAAATTGAATGTATGTTCCATCACTTATAGCTAATGATTCTGCATTTTTAATGTCAGATTGAATTGTAAACGTATTTGAGTCCGGTTTAAAAGTCAATGCTGTGGACAAAGTAATGTGTGTAGCATTTGAGGTTGTAATCAGAATTGGCGATAATGAAGAACCGGCACCATTTGTAATCTGGAAATACATATTTGCATATGCATTTGATGGCAAAGCATTGTTGAATGCTGTAGGAATTACAATAGAAGTTGAAGAAGAATCGGGTCCAGATAGTGTTCCTGTAATTGGAACAGTATTAGCACCAAATGTATTTACAGTAAATGTGTGAGTATTACCAATGTCCGAATTGTATGCATCATTATAGCGAATCATGTTTGCATAAATTGTACCAATTTTGGTAGAATTATATGTCGCAGTTGTTGATAAACTTATGTTTGTAAATGGAACCGAATGGATATCCAAAGATGGGAATGAAGTAATATCAAGTGTGCCGCGAACATTCGCTAGAACCAAACTACTTTCATAATTTGTTGGTAAATCAAAACTTGAAACATTTGAAACATCTCTTGCTCTATCAACCGAAATAATTGTTGGAGCAATCGTTTCAAACTCATAACCACTCACATACGCTTTACCTGGATCTAAAATTACACTAAATTTACCATTAGCTGTATCCCCTTCTTCAAGAGAAATAACAAATGGATCTACAGTATAGTTTCCAGATTCATCATGGGTGCGGCGAGCTAAAGTTTTTTCAATTTCACTATAGATTGGATAGTCAATTTCTTTTGTTTTTACGCCATTAACAAGACGAACAATTTCAAAGAATGTTGAAATATCAGCAGAATCTAATGTTCTCTTTGCTAGAGAAGTTTGAATTGCAAAACGTTCAGCTCCTGGTGCTTGATAGTTAAATGCGCCCTGTGCTGGATCCAACAATGATGTATCATCAACTTCATCAACAATGGTTTCGGTAAATTCAATACCGATTTTGTATGATGGGTTTAAATTAATTGTTGATGTGTTATATCCTACACGATAAAAAATTTCAAGAATAAGATATTGTGGAACTACTTTTACAAATTGTCCTTTAAAATAATATATACCTTCTTGTAATTTGGCAATGTAAGAACCACCAACAGCCAATGTGGATCTTAATTGAGCATAAATTTCTTGACCGTAAACACGAATTTCGTCCGATTCGGAAAATCTTTCGCCACTTAAATATTTTAAAATAAGAATAGGATTTGCAGTTGATGTGTCAATTGCAATAACTTTTGCTCTAATTATTTTTGATGAGTTATATGAAACGACAGTCTTGTTTAGGAATTGCGTAGCATCAACGTCCAAGTTATTGTATTGAGCAGACAAGACTACATAATTTGCTTTAGTATCTAAAGAAACTTTACCACCAACAATTGGACTACCACTCTTAAAGATGTGATTGCCAAATTTTTCAATTTGATTTGATAATATGGTTTGTAATTGAGTCAACTCACGGGCTTGCACCGAGTATCCAGGACGAAACAAAACACGCATGAAGTTTTTATCTTCATCAAAATCATCATAATATGGATCGTAGTTAAAGGTAGCAGTCATTTATTCCTCGTTTAGAAACTCAAAATGAAACGAATTCGTTC